TGGTCCACGTGACCGGGCGCGGGGTCGCGTGACCCCCTCCCAAATGGGACGAATTAGCCAGAGATGGCAGAAAGGAGCCGGAGATGGCAGAGGAATTGACGGTCCGGGACGAGATCGAACGATTGACCGGGATATACCAGGGACTTCCGCCGAAGCAGTTCGCGCTGGCGCAGGGCCTGATCGCTGAGGCCGCCCGGCTTCGTGTGCGATGCGACGCGCTGTGGGAGGATCTGCAGGAGAGGGGCGAGGTGGAGCTTTTTTCCCAGGGAGATCAGGAGCCATATGAGCGGGAGCGCCCGGCCAGCCGGATCTACACGGCAGCCAACAAGAGTTATCAGAGTATCATCAAGCAGCTGAACGACATGATCCCGAAGGACGTGGAGACGGTCGGAGGTTTGGAGCTGAATCTGGATGACGTCTAAGAACTACATCCTGATTTACTACCAGCAGATCAAGGACGGATCCGTCACCGTGGGCCGGTGGATTGAGAAGTGGTATGAGTACATCGTCCACGGGCTGGAGGAAAAGCGGTTTTTCTTCGACCAGAAGAAGGCGTCCCGGGCGGTGGCCTTCATTCAGCAGTACTGTCGGCACCATGAGGGGCCGCTGGCCCCGCAGCTGATCCGGCTGGAGGTGTGGCAGAAGGCGCTGATCTCCGTGCTGTTCGGGATCATGGACGTGCACGGCCTCCGCCAGTTCCGGGAGTCGCTGGTGGTGATGGGCCGGAAGAACGGGAAGACGCTGCTGGACGCCGCGATCGCCGCGTACATGACCTTCGCGGACGGAGAATACGGCGGCCGGATCTACTTCATCGCGCCGAAGCTCGACCAGAGCCGGCTGGCGTTTGAAGCTTACTTCCAGATGCTTTCCAAGGATCCGCAGCTTGCGCGCCTGGCGAAGAAGCGCCGGACGGATGTGTATGTGGCGGAGAGCAACACCAGCGCCATGCCGGTGGCCTTCAGTGAGAAAAAGACCGACGGTCTGAACCCGAGCTACGTCAGCCTGGACGAGCTGGCCAGCTGGCGCGGGGACGCAGGCCTGAAACAGTACGAGGTGTTCAAGAGCGCGCTGGGCGCACGGTCGCAGCCGTTGATGTTCGGCATCAGTACGGCCGGGTATGAGAACGACTCCATCTATGATGAGCTGATGAAGCGCGCCACCGCGATGCTGAACGGGACGAGCCAGGAAACGAGGCTTGCCCCGTTTTTGTATATGATCGATGACGTGGACAAGTGGAACGACATCGACGAACTAAGGAAGGCCAACCCGAACCTTGGCGTATCCGTGACGGTGGACTACATGCTGGAGGAGATCCGGATCGCGGAGGGCTCCATCAGCAAGAAGACGGAATTCCTCACGAAGTACTGCAACATCAAGCAGAACAGCTCTATGGCATGGCTGACCGCGCAGGACGTGAAGAAGTGCTTCGGCGGAGAGATGACCCTGGAGGACCTGCGGCACAGCTACGCGCTGGGCGGGATCGATCTCAGCCTTGCGGTGGACCTGACCGCCTCGGTGGTCTGCATAGAGAAAGATGGCGTGACCTGGTTTGACGTCATGTTCTTCATGCCGGCGAACAAGGTCGAGGAAGCCACGGCCCGGGACGGGCTGCCGTATGAGATCTACCGGCAGCGGGGGCTGCTGACCGTCTGCGGGGAGAACACCGTGGACTATCACGCCGTCCACGATTGGTTCCGGATGCTGGAAAAGAAGTATGAGATCCTTTGCCTGAAGGTCGGATATGACCGGTACAGCGCGGCTTACCTGGTGCAGGACATGGAGGCGGACGGCTTCAGCATGGAGAGCGTCAGCCAGGGAAGCAACCTGACCGGGGTGCTGATCGACATGGAGGGCATGATCAAGGACGGCCGGCTCCGGTGCATCGGGGACAACGACCTGATGAAGGTGCACATGCTGGATGCTGCGCTGAAGTTTGAGGACGGGACCAACCGGCGGCGGCTGGTCAAGATGAACGCGCGGAGCCATATCGATGGAATGGCCGCGCTGAGCGATGCTATCTGCATGCGGCACAACTACTACGAGGAAATGGCCGCCCAGCTGAGTAACGAGAGGTGAGAGAAATGGGACTTTTGGAGAAAATCTTCGGCCGGGCCCCGAAGAGCGCGCCGGCGGAAAGCGTGTACCGGACGCTGACGGCCTACTCGCCGGTTTTTACCAGCTGGGGCGGGCGGATCTATGAGAGCGACATGGTGCGGGCCGCGGTGGATGCCCGGGCCCGGCATGTGGCGAAGCTGCAGTACCGGATGGACGGGAGCGCAAGGCCGAAGCTGTGGACGGCGACCAGAAGCGCGCCGAATCCCTGGTACACTTGGCCGCAGTTCCTTGAGCGGTGCTCGAATATCTACGATGTCGAGAACAACCTGTTCATCGTGCCGCTGCTGGATGACGTGGGCGAGGTGATCGGGTACTTCCCGGCACTGCCCTCCAGCTGCGAGGTGGTCGATCGGGGCGGGGACCCGTACCTGAAATACCACTTTGTCGGCGGGCAGATCCGGAGCGTGCGCCTGGCTCGGTGTGCGGTGATTACCAAGCACCAGCTGCGGGACGACTTCTTCGGAGAGAAGAACAGCGCATTGCAGCCGACCATGGAGCTGGTCAACATTGTCAACCAGGGCATCATGGAGGGCGTGAAAAACTCCGCCACCTACCGTTTCATGGCGCAGCTGAACAGCAAGACGTTTGACGAAGACGTGCGGAAAGAGCGGGAGCGGTTCGACAGGAACAACTTCCAGACCGGAGGCGGCGGGTTGCTCCTGTTCGGGAATCAGTTTACCAACGTCCAGCAGATCAGGCAGGAAGGCTACAAGGTGGACCCGGAGCAGATGCGGCTGATCCGGGAGAACGTGGAAAATTACTTCGGGGTTTCTGACAAGGTGATTCGCAACGAGGCGACCGGCGACGAGCTGGACGCCTTTTTTAATGGATCCATCGAGCCATTCGCGATCAAGATGAGCGACGCGCTGACCAAGATGGTCTTCACGGAGCGCGAGCGGAACGGCGGGAACAAGATCATGTTCGCCGCCAACCGGCTGCAGTACATGAGCGTGGGGGCAAAGATCTCCATGGCGCAGCAGCTGGGGGACCGTGGCGTGCTTACCATCGACGAGATCCGGGAGCTGTTCAACTATGCGCCGCTGCCGGACGGCAAGGGCCAGTACACACCCATCCGGGGCGAGTACAAGGACGTCCAGGGCACGGACGACGACAAGGACGGAGGAGAGGGCAATGAATAAAGAGGTACGCAGCCTGGAGTTTGAGATCCGGGCGGAGGAGACCGGCAACGAGGAGCGGGCCGGCCGGCTGACGGGCACACCCATCGTGTTCAACCAGGTCACGGATCTGGGATGGATCCGGGAGGTGATCGAGCCCGGCGCCCTGGACGACGCAGACCTGAAGGACGTGCGATTCCTGGTGGGGCATGACACGAGCGGGATCCCGCTGGCCAGGAGCCGGAACAACAACGCAAGCAGCACCATGCAGCTGTCTGTGAACGAAAAAGGCATGGATATCCGGGTGGATCTCGACATCGAGAACAACCCCCGGGCAAAAGAGCTTTATTCCGCCGTGAAACGCGGGGACATTTCCGGAATGTCATTCATGTTCACGGTTGATAAAGACGCATGGGAAGACCTGGAGAGCGAACAGCCCCTCCGCCGGATCACGGCGATCAGCAGGGTGTTCGAGGTCTCCGCTGTGACCTTCCCGGCGTATGAGGGCACGAGCCTGGAAGCCGCTTCCGAAGACTCCGCGCTGGAGAGCGCGAGGGCCTCGCTGGAGAGCGCAAGGAAGCAGCTGACAGAGGAACGTGCCGCACAGGCCGAAGCAGAGCGCCGGATGGCGCTGCTGGAGAGGCTGGAGAAACTGACCAAGGAGGTTAAGGAAAATGAACCTTAACGAAATGAACGGCGAACAGCTCCAGGCTCGCCTGGATGAGCTGAAGGCCGAGACCGCGGAGGAAAAGCGCGATGCGCTGACCACCGACGAACTGGAAGAGCGGGTAAAAGAGATGGAGGCCATCACGGCCGAGATCGAAGCCCGCAAGGCCGCCGCTGCCGAAGAGGCACGGAAGGCTGAAGAAGCCGCCCGGATGGAGGGCAAGAAAATCATTGAGGAGGACAAGAAAATGGAAAATCGTTTTGCTGTAAATTCCCCTGAGTACAGGGAAGCGTTCCTGAAGAACCTTCAGGGCAAGGAGCTGACCGCTGAAGAGCGCACCGCCGTCGTGGCCACCGCTGCCATCCCCACCGAGACCGCCAACAAGATCTGGGGCAAGATGGAACTCTATCCGATCCTGAACGCGATCGATGTGATGCACATCCCCGGTAATGTGATCCTGCCCGTGGAAGGCACGATCAACGCCGCGGCCGTGGTTGCCATGGGCACCGCTGCCACCGACGGCGCCGACACGCTGGCTCCTGTTTCCCTGGGCGCCTACAAGCTGATCAAGACCGTGGAGATCACCGCGGACGTGAAGGCGATGGCCATCCCTGCTTTCGAGGATTGGCTGGTTGACCGCCTGGCCAACAAGCTCTTCCGCCTGGTGGCTGCCGAGGTTGCCGCCGGCACCGGCACGAACGAGCCCACCGGTCTGGCTACCATCACCGCCACGGGCACCTACACAAAGGCCGCGATCACCTACGCCGACCTGCTGACCATCATCGGCAGCCTGCCGGCGCAGTATGATCCCAACGCCTGCTTCGTCATGAGCCGCGCGACCTTCTACGGCAACGTGCTGAACGTGACCACCACCCAGAAGCAGCCCGTCGTGGTCGCGGATCCCCAGGCTCCCGCGAAGTACAACGTGTTTGGCTTCCCGGTGATCATCGAAGACGGCGTCGGAACCGACATCATCTTCGGCGACCTGAAGGAAGGCTATGTCTGGAACTTCGCCAAGGACGTCGAGGTCGAGAGCGACGCTTCCGTGGCCTTCCGGACCGGTTCCACCGTTTTCCGCGGCATGGCCCTGGGCGACGGCAAGCCCACCGGCGTCGGCCTGGTGCGCTACACCAAGGCGGCGTCCTAATTGGATAACGGCACACATGGGCGGGGCGCAGGAGCCAGGGTGCTCCTGCGTTTCCGCTTTCTATGACTTAGCGAGGTGAGAGAGATGCTGCAAGAGGCGAAGAAGGCTCTGCGGGTGACCGCGGAGGAGTATGACGCGGAGATCGCCAGCCTGCTGCAGGCCGGAGCTTACGATCTGCAGATCGCGGGCGTGAGGCTGCCCGGAGAGGTGACCTTTACCATGGACGGCGATACGGTGACCGATGCGTCCACACTGACGGATCCGCTGTGCGTCCGGGCTATCCTCACCTACGCGGCGATGCGCTTCGGGGCGCCGAAGAATTACGAGCAGCTTCGGGAGGCCTACGAGACCCAGAAAGTCCAGCTGATGCACGCGGAGGGATATACCGATTTCGGGGAGGATGACGCCAATGCTGAAAGCTGACGTGTGTACCCTGATTGCGGAGGCGCCGGGCGCGCACGGGATTTTTGACTCTCCTGCAGAAGCAGGCCGTACCGTCTACTGCACCGTGAAGAGCATCGGGCAGACCGAGGTCTATCAGGCAATGGCGGCGGGGCTCTCTCCGGAAGTGAAGCTGGTGCTGAGCCATGATTTTGAGTATCACGGCGAGAAGCTGGTCGAGTTCCACGGGATCCGGTACAGGATCCTCCGGACATATGTGACGGAGGAGGACGGCATCGAGCTGACCGTACAGCGGGAGGAGGGGAACGCTCATGTATGACGCCATGAAGGCGGAGCTGCTTGGGCTGAACCTGATCCCGATGACGGAATATGAGTGGGACCCACGGCCCGCCGGGAACCACGGGAGCTTCAAGCTGGACTTTCCACTGTATGACGGCGGCGATGACTTCCATCAGGGCGAGATCTGGAACGGAAGCATCGACCTTTTCACGAAGGGCCCTGCTCCGGCGGTTTATGCAGCGATTGAGAGCATTCTGAACAAGTATTGCAGCGGAGCGTGGACGATCAACCTGCACGCGGTGGACAAGGCCGTGCGGATGCTGCACCGGGAGTATGTTTTCGACATTGAGGGGGCTTGACCGTGCGCGGAATTGCTAACACGGTCGGGATCGATCAGCTGCTGAAGATGCTGGGAGACCTGGCCGAAAGAACGCCAGAGATAGCGGCGAGGGCTCTGTATAAAGGTGCCGGTATCGTGGCGGACCGTTATTCTGCGGCAGCGGCCAGCGTGACGGCCAAGGAAAGAGGTCCCGGAGAAGACCGCAAGACAGCCCGCTATCCCACACCGGACGAAAAGGGAGCCATGCAGGACTGTATCGGCATTGCAAACTTCCGGCATAACGGCGGCGCTGAAGTGGACACCCTGATCGGTGTCGGCCAGGGAGACGGCGGCTATGCGGAAGTGGACGGGAAAGACAAGGCCGCAATGATGATTGCCAGGGCCGTGAACAGCGGAACGTACTTCATGCACAAGCAGCCGGTTTTCCGCAAGGCCGCCAGAATGTGTAAGGATGAGGCTGCCCGCGCCGTGGTTGCGGAGGCGGAGCGGCTGATCAACGAGATTATCAAGTGATGGAGGGTAATAACATGAACGGAAAATCCAATCCCTTTGGCATGGGTTATCCGGTTGTCGCGCTGGTGGATGCGTACACGCCCGGCACCGGAGTGACCTATCAGCAGGGCATGGTGCTCGGTACCGGCGTGGAGGCTGTGCTGAACCAGACCATGAACGACACCCCGGACTACGGTGATGATGAAGTCCAGGACATCGACAACGGCGTGAACGAGGTTTCCGGCACGCTTGAGCTGAACGTCATCGGACCGGAGAAGCTGGCAACGATCCTCGGCTGGACGGCGAGCGGCGAAGGCGCCAACGCCGTCTACAAGATCTCCGATAATGCCGCACCCGACGTGGGCTTCGGCTATTACGAGAAATGCGGAGCCAAGTGGCTGTGCCGCTGGGTGTATCGCGTAAAGTTCAGCCGCGAAACCGTGACCGCCCGCACCAGGGAGCGTAACACGGAATGGAATCATCCGACGCTGAGCTTCCGCTCCCAGGCTATGACGGACGCCAATGGCACCTATCATTACGAGGAGCATCTGGTGAATGACCGGGAGGCTGCGAAGACCTGGCTGAACGGCAAGGCCGGCATCGCTTCCACTGGCACTTCCACTACCACCTGATGCCTATCGGGGAGGAGGAGTGCATCTTCCTCCCCGGCTTTTATAGAAGGGAAGAAGGAACATGGAAAAGGATCCCAGAGTGAAGATAGAGGTTACTGATTCACAGGATCTTGACGGAGAGGAGATCGCGCCGAGCGCGATCCGCGGCGTGACGGTACAGATCGGCGGCAGAGATATACCGCTTGTGTACAACATGCGGGTGCAGTTGGCAGCTGAGCATGAGCTGGAACTGGACTTTACCGACCTGCAGGAGGCGCTGACAAAAAAGAAGTGCAGCAGCCGGACCGTGATCAGCGCCATCCGCCTGATGGGAAACGAAGGTCTGCGGAAGGCCGGACAGAATGCCGACCTGACGGAGGACTGGCTGACGGATCACATCGTTCCGATTTATATGGCCAGTTACCGCGTGGCGGCGCTTGGTGCGCTGACACGGGGCTGGTTTATGGAGACCGAGCAGGAAACGGATAACGATCCGATCCTCGCGGAGGTTCGAAAAAAAAACGAGAGTACCACCTGACCTATCGGAAGGTGATCGGATACGGACTGGTGGCGGGGCTCACGTTTACTGAGATGCAGGACATGATGCCGGGAGAAATCCTGGATTATTTTATTTACCGAAGAAACTATGATGATGTTCGCTTCGGGATCGAAAGGGAGTGAAACCGATGGCCGATATCAGCACCGGCATGAGAGTGACAGGCTTGTCTGAGTACAAGAATGCCATGAACCAGGCGAAGCAGTCGGTGAAAACCCTCGACCTGGAGCTGAAGAAGAACGAGGCGCAGTATAAGGCGAACGGGGACAGCGAGCAGTACATGCTCGAAAAAACCCGTCTGCTGGAGCAGCGCCTGAAGGCCCAGAAGAGCAGCGTAAAGGCCGCAGAGGACGCGCTGAAAGCGATGCGCGACAAAGGCGTGAATCCGACAAGTCAGGCTTTTGTGAAAATGGAGCAGGATCTGGCCAGGGCTCAGACTGGCATGCTGGAAACGCAGGCGGCTCTGAACGGGCTGACCACTGGAGAAGCCGAGGCTGCCAAAGGCGCCGATCAGCTGACGGCCAGCGTGAACGGAATCAGTAAAAAGGTCAGCCTGGAACAGGTGATCGGCGGGATCGATAAGATCACGTCGGGGCTGGAGAGCGCGGCGAAAAAAGCAATCGATCTTGGAAAAACGCTGTTTGAAAACGTGATGGACCGCGCCAGGTGGGCGGATGACACCGCCACGATGGCCCTGATGTACGGAGTCGACCTGGACACGTTCCTGCGGATGCAGAAGCTGGTGGCCGAGGGCATGGACACCAGCGTGGACGCCATCCTCAACAGCCGGGCACGGCTTAAGCGAAATATTGGCAACGGCTCAAAAGACTTCAATGATGTCATGAAGGAGCTTGGCGTATCGTGGGAATACCTGAGCACAAGCGGGAGCGACTCGCTGGCCAAGATGGTGCCGCGGGACGCTGACGAGGTCTTCTGGGAAGTCGGTCAGGCCATCATGAACCTGACGAACGCATACAAGCAGGAGGACATGGCACAGGCGGCATTCGGCCGGAGCTGGAAGGAGCTGGTGCCGCTCTTTACACAGTACAAGAGCATCGATGAGTTTCGGAAGGCCATGGAAGGCACCACGGTCAACACGGAGGACGAGGTCAACAAACTGGCAGAGCTGAATGACGCCGTTGGCGCGCTGCAGAGCAATTTTGAAGTGCTGGAGACAAAGGTCATGGCCGGGCTGGCCCCGGCGCTCACAGACGCCAGCAATGCGCTGAGCGGCCTTCTGGAAAAGATCCTGGAGTATCTGGAAACCGATGACGGTAAGAAGATGCTGGAAGGCCTCAGCGCTGCCGTTGAGGGCCTTTTTGAGGATCTGGGAAAGATTGACCCGAAGCAGGTGGTCGAGGGCTTTTCCAGCGTATTCGGCACGATTGTGGACAACCTGAAATGGCTGGACAAGAACAAGGACGTACTGGGAGGAGCGCTGACCACCATCGTGGGCGGCTGGGCAATGGCGAAGATCACCGGCGGAGCGCTGACGGTGGTGCAGCTGGTGAACGGGATCCGCGGCCTGAGCGCAGGTGCGGCAGCGGCATCGGCCGGCGCGGCGGCGGGCGCTTCCTGGGGCGGCGCTTTTGCTTCGGCAGTGGCAGCAGCGGCCCCGTGGCTGGTCGGTCTTTATACGCTGCTCAATCCATCAGATGGCAAAGACGCGCTGGGCGACAATACGCTGTACAACAAGGACGGAACCCTCAAGAAAGAGGGAGAAGCGGCCCTGAACCCGGACGGTTCGTTCAAGGGAGAGGCCGCTCTGATGGCGGAGCAGAGAGCACGGCAGCGGAACGCGCTGGAGGGACTCTGGGATGAGTACAGGAGAGCATTGTCCGGGAGCGGTGACAACCAGGCGCTGGGCAATGCCATGAGTGCAGTGAAGACGCTATTCGGCGGGGAAAATGACCTCTTTGAAAGCTTAATGAAGCAGATGAACGAATGGGGTTCTGACGGCAGCTGGAAGGATATGGCGGACCTGCCGGAGAGCTTCTTTGAGTTCACTGTGGAGCCGAAAGTAGACGAAGGCGCCGCCGGAAAGCTTGCCGAGGAGATCGGGCCGGTGAGCGTGCCGGTGGTTCTTGTCCCGGCCGCGGGGCCGAGCACCGGGAGGATCCGGAAGCCCGGCGGCTGGGTGAGCCCGGACGGGAACAATGCAAACGGATTGCCGTTTGTGCCATTCGACGGATATTTGAGCATTTTGCACCGCGGGGAGCGCGTGATGCCGGCGCGGGAGAACAAAAGCTACACTTACAACAGTAATACTTACTTTGGATCCGTGAACCTGAACAACGGGTTGGAAGTGGACAGCCTCGCGGACGCCATCGCGAAGCGGAACGCCAAGAGCCGGAGAGGCTACGGAAGCTAAGGAGGAAACATGATCCACTATTTTATCTGGAACGGACAGGACAGCCGGCAGGCGCACTGCCGGGTGCCGAACCGGGTGCCGGTGATCCGGCCGGAGGAGCGGGTGGAGCATGTGACCATCCCCGGGCGCTCCGGCGAGCTCACCCAGGTGGAGGGTGA